ACGTTACAATGTGATAATACGCAACTATTAATAAGATGTAACGTTTTGCTGTGCTCACGCTGTTATTTTGTATGATTATTTTTATGTAACCATTATAATTATAAATATTAGATATAATTTATGTTGTTGGGTGGTGATGATGGTTTGCTTGCTAAATTCCCACGTTACACCTGCGTCAATACCTTCTTCCTATTTTACCTAAAGCAATTGTAATTAATTGTTTTTAAATAGATTTACAAAGACAAATAGGAAGCACACGATAATTAATTACACTTTTACAAATAATCAAACATTATCACCGCAGCTAATAGTTAAAAATTGAGAGGTGAATCAACCATTAAATAATTATTAAGTTGTCATTAAAAATAATGGTTTACACTTTTACAGTAAACCTGTATAAATATCGTAAACCAAAACAAGAAGGTATTAAAATGTCACTGAGTAAACAAATGGATGACTGCATTGTTAATGCAAGAAACTGGATGCATAAACGCGCTGTCACTAAGTTTGGTGAAGATTCACCAGAGAACCGAGTATTACGCCGTCGCTTTAGAATCAATGAAGCAGCAGAGCTAATTGGGGTTTCTCGACAAGCGATCATCAAGGCCGAGAAAGAAGGTCGACTACCAACGCCTGAATATAAAGACGCGAAAGCCGATAAGCTAATCAGAGCAGGTTACACACTGGCTCAAATCGAATACATGCGTGAAGTGTTCAACACTCAACCATACCGTCCAGAAGATGCTGACGCGGTTGTTCTAGCAATGCCTGGTGGTAAAGGTGGTTGCTGGAAAACATCATCAGCAGCGCATTTTGCACAATGGCTATCATTAAAAGGCTATCGAGTTTGGTGTATTGATATTGACCCTCAAGCGCACCTATCAATGTACTTTGGCTATCACCCTGAGCTAAATACCACCGAGAACGACACAGTAATGCCGTATATGTTAGGTGAGAAAGATGATCTTACTTACTGTGTAAAAGAAACGGCGTGGCCAAACTTACATATCACCCCTAGCCACCTGCAGCTACAACGCCTAGAGCGTGAAATGCCAGATGCAGATTTAGATTATCCTGCACACCAAATGCTAGAAAGCGGTATTGATGAACTACGCCATAACTACGACATAATAATAATCGATGGCCACCCTGACCTTGGTATTGGCACGATGAACATGATATGCGCTTCTGATGTAACATTAATCGTAACCTCGGCTGAGGTGAACGACATTAACTCAACATGTCAATTAATGGGGTTAATTCGTGATACCTACAGTGAAACAAGTGGATTATCGGTGTCTCACGAGCCTACAACGCGAGTGCTACCAACAAAATTAGGCGGTGATAAATCATCAAGTAAGCAAAATCTGAAAGACATGCAAGCATTCTGGCCCGGCTTAGTTCTAAACAACGGATGCTACTACACCGATGAAGTAGGCAAAGGTCAACGACGTATGGCCACTATTTATGAGCAAGCGGATTCAACCGAGCGTTCTTCACCAGCTGCATGGACTAGAGCGATTAAAATCTTTGATGAATGCTTTAAAGAAATTTTAGACGATTTAATAAAACCACATTGGGCTGAGGAAGAATAATCATGACCACTATGAAAAACGATATTACCGTTACGCCAGAAGTAACAAGCGTATCTGTTGCAGCGGTATCAAAGAAAGGCAAGAAAGAGCCACTAACAAAGCTTACTGCAGGTAACTGCATGACTCATAAAGTTATGGGCCAAGATGTTGCTTTTAAATTAGTAGAAATCCCATCAAAGAAGATCGCGCTATCAACAATGGTATGGCTGGCTAACGAACGTGATCAAAGCCTACTTGATGCTCACGCTGTCAGTGATTTGATGGATTCATTCAGAGAGCAAGGGCAACAGGTACCTGCGTTTGGGCGTGACGTATGCGGACAAATAGAAATAGCCGATGGTAGCCGTCGCCGTCATACAGCAATAGAAACCAATAAGGCGTTCTTTGTGTGGGTAGGTGAATTGAGTGACGCTCAAATGGAATACCTATCTGATATAGGCAACCAATACAAAGAAACGTCAGCGTATGAGAAAGGTAAGCGCTTTGAGCGCCTGTTAAAAAACGCAACGCAAGAAGTAGTGGCTGAGGCTTCAAATATCACACGTAAAGCCATGATGCGCTGTGTAAATACAGCTCAATTGCCAGAGGCATTTATTCGTTCATTCACCTCTCCAAACGAGTTAAGTGCGCGTAAAGGAGAGGCGCTTTATAAGTTATTTAAAGAGCTGAACGAAAGCCAACAAGACGAGATCATCAAGTTTTGTGAAAACTGGTTAATACCTACCAAAGGTGGAAAAACAACGGATGAAATCATTGAATTATTCATTACCAAATGTACTGGCACAAAAACGGTACCAACAAAACCAGAACCTAAAACCTTAGCAAATAATGCAACGGTAATAGTAAAAAACGGAAACGCTCGCTTTGATGTGAAAAAGGTATCAGAAGAGTCATTGTTAGCGATTGAAAAAGCCATCACTGAAATTTTAGACAAAGAAGCACTAGACAACTTTTAATAATAAGTACCTGACAGGAAAATAAGCATGAAAAAACCATTAAAAATAGCAGCAAGCCCACTTACTGGTGCCATCTACGCAGGGACACTAATCAAGAACGACACGATGTGGGGAGCAAACAAGCAAGATGTGACTATGGATTGCCTAATCGCAACTATCGAGCATTGCTTAAAGTTAGGTAAAACTGTTGAGATAATAAACTCAAATGGAAACGTTGACTTTGAGATTGAAGTTAAAGATTTGAGATTAATTAAACGCACAACTAAGGCATAACAATGGCTATTTTTAGAACCACTTTTGAATACCAAATCGACGTAAACTTTATTGACAAAGAAAAAGCAGAAAGCTTCTTTCTTGAAGGTGATTGGAAAGACTGTTTTTATGAATTTAATGATCTAGATGAGGCCGCAGAGCATGTAGCAATGAACTTTCATAACGACTCAGGGCAATATGAAGGTGGGGATTTAATAAAATACATTGAAGGTTTTGGGAGCTTTTTATTTCACCGTGAAGAAAATGAATGGCGGCTAACTAAAGGGGCGTTAAAAGACAGCGATGAGCTTCCATGTGGTGACATTATCATTAAATACGAAATGAATCCTGAATGCACAGAAATAAGAGAACTTGAAGAGTAAATAACTAAAACAAAGGAGATAAGTAAACATGAAAGAACAAGAATATAAAATCATTATACCGTCAGGACTTGAAGATGATGAGATTCGTGATTTTTTAGATACAAATTTCGAGAAATGCCCTCAATGTAGTGAATATCTTAGTGATGAAGAAATACATACGCATGATTGCGGAATAGAGCCGAAGTTAGAAAATTCTTTTATTAATACAGACCCTAAGTACGTAATGTGCACAGATTGCTTAAAGCAAATGCCTTACACAGATGAAAGGCACGAAGGCGAAGAACTTTGTGAGTGCGGCGGAGAATATTGCGGTTGCTGTAATTGCTTAAACACTCTAAAGCAACTCAAAAAAGGGGAAACAAAAAAAGAAATATTAGGCACGGTAAAAGACATCAATAGCTGGACTGTTAACGGTATCAACCAGCAATAAAAAAAAGCCCCTGCGCAAACAGGGGCCTCTCATTCTCTGCGCAAACAGAGAACAACATAACTTAATCCGCCAGGAGCAAACTATGTCTACAGCAGACTATAACAAAATCAAAAGCGCGACACTACAAGATTTACTTCAACTAGATGCTCACATCGTTGTTGAGTGGTTACAAAACCAACATCAAGCAGTCGGTGAAGCCGTTGCAAAAGCATGTTGCCAAGCCATTACGGAGGCAGCATGTTAAACCAACTAAAAGAAGGCGTACTTGAAATACTTTCTGTTATCGCAATAGTTGCAGGAAGCTTTTTTTATCGCCCTTTGCTTCCCTATGTAAATACCAAAGCGGCATCATTCGGTGCCGTTAATTTTTTAGCGCCTCAGCCAATTCATTCAAAAAAACGATCACAATCTTCCTAAATCGATACGGTAAACGCCGAGAAATAGCCGCCACTTCTTTCTCTGTCACAAACTCATGACTAAATAAAGACATTGAAATATCCATATCAGAGAGACCCAAAGCCTCTAAATACCGTCGATACTGTCCCATTTTCATATCACTGTCACCAGATTCAATCCGCTGAATCGTTCTTGGGCTAATCCCCGTCTTTAAAGCCACTTGTTCCTGACTAAAACCTTTCACTTCTCTGTAACGACGTAACACATAGACAATAGGGTCAATTTTGTTCGAACTCATAACACGCCACCTTTGACTGAAAATCACCGTATATACGTCACTTGTGTCGTGATTGGACGTTTTTTGCCTACGCGATCATTTCAAAATTATTATTAATGGTTATTATTCGTTCCAACTAACGTGCCAAAAGAGCATGAATCAATAAAGTGCTGATTCGTAAAGAAAATTACTATAGCTTGCGCTTTTAGAATCTAGTGTATTCTTAATATGAATCGCAAAATGCACAATTTAATAATAGCTAGGCTTAGGTTATATGAACAAATATTTAGAAATGAAAAAACTGATTGGTGAGTTAGAAATGATGGCGGCTGCGGCAGAGCCTGGAGTTGTGATTACTGAAGAAATGAGTGTAAGTTGCTGTGTTACGTTGCTAAAAGCTGTAAATGAGTTGAAAAGGAGAGTATACAGAAAAGATTCCACACAAACCGCAATCGTCTGAGGTAGTGGATGTGTGCTTTCCTATAATGTCACTTCTGACTACATTGTGGCACGCCTTCATAAGCAACGAACCAAAAGAAAACCCCTAGTTTCGACTAGGGGTTTGATTTACTGATTATCTTTTGCCAACTGCTTAATCGCTTCAATATTCTCATTGTGAGTACAGACGCAATAATGACCAATCCCCCACGACAACAACCAAACACCAATAGGTACAAGGATTGTTGGAAGAGTGAAGTAAAACGCAATAGACAAAAGAACAGCCCAAAGAGGTGATGAGTAAAACAACCCCAACGGCCCGAACAGGAACGTTAGAATGAATGACGTCATCGCTGATTTAGGTATTAAGTTCATTGATTCCCCCTATAATATAGGGTGAATAAACCGTGATGAGACAACTTTGTCAATGAATATAAGTAAATAAGACGACCTAAGCCACTTTAGGGTAGCCATTTTCGTCAGGCTCATTATCATCATCCAAATACACCCGTGCATCATAATTCACCGCTTTCACACTGCACTTTTCAGTGCCTTGTGGTGTGACGTCATCAATCAAAGATGGATAACACCAACTGTCAGCAGCGCCAAACAACCACAATGGCGGCTCAATGGATCCAGAAAGGTCAGGTGTAAAATCAAGATTGCCATAAATTACTAGCTGAAATGGATTGGAGCCACGGTCGCAAACGTAAGGGCCAGATGTTTTACCATTCGGCTTTCTTAACGCTACATGATGAACACCTTCCCCCCACTCCAATGGAGCATCAAACGTTAACGTTGTCCGTCCATTCTGATATGAATAGTCTTCTAATCGACCACTTTGAGCATAACCAGGTACATCATCAGCCAGCGCAACAAAATCAAGGTAATTGGAGTTAAACGCATCCATCTCAGTTTGAAATGAGTATTGAAAACGGCGGTAACGCTTCTTACGACGAATACGCATACCGAACCGCCATGCTTTTGTTTCATCAGTAACACCAAAAGCACGCACCTTTTCAGGTTTCAACCCTAAATCACCTGGCAGCAAACAAAGAACCGTTTCGGGCTTCCATGTTTCAGTCGAAAAATACTCGACTTCAATACCATCAGGTTCTTCTTCATCAATGAACTTACCAGAACGCTCTAAGCCTTTACCAAGCATATTGTCAGGCTGGTACTGATAATCAAATACACTGCGAGGTTCATCCCGAACCGGCACGATTTGACCATAGTTTAAAGTTGGCTCTGAATAACCAACAGCAAGCACCTTTTTGAGCACATCAAACAGCGTGCTGTCATCAGTAAATACTGCATCAAAAGTATCACCACGGGCTTTCCATACCTCATGAAGTCGTAAAAGCTCATGGTGGCCTATCTGAACATCAGACAATCCACTATCTCGAATAATGTAACGAACAGCTGGAGCAATATCTCGTGTTGGATAAGTGTCGGTTGTCCATCCTCCTAATCCATCAGGAATAGATAACTTACGGATAGGAATGACTGCCAATTTATTTTCAGCACTACGAGATAATGTATTACTACCACGGATTCGAACCGCCATCGTAGTGAAATCTTCATACTTATCATTCGCCTCTAATCGAGATTTAAGACGTTTAAATTCAATTCTATCAAATGTGCGACTATCTGAACTGTCTCCTGTTATACGATAAATACGAACTTCAGGGCGAACTTTTCGTCCTAGATTAATATGTACCGTGTTCCCTTTTTGATCTCGTGTGGAAGCTGAACGTTTAAACTCTTGTTTATTCCATTTTGTTTCCCCCTCCCCACGCCATTCAATCATTACTCGCAAAGTTAATCCTGAAATAGAACCATCATCATCCATATGGCCAATTCCATCAGGAAATTTAAGATCAACGAAAATTTTATCGGTCACTTCCGATTGAGGGCAAGCAAAAAAAGGTCCAGCAGGTTTTCCTGGTAAAGAATTTTCAGAAGTAACTCGCCAATTCTTATTGTCACCCTGATAAGTAAACATGCTCCACCAAGGCTCTTCAGTATTACCAGAAGGATATAAGCGCTTTAGTTTCGCTTTAGTTTCTGTTTTACTTTTAATAATATATCGACCATCATCTTTACCACTAAATTTTATTTCAGAGTAACGAGCTTCAGCTGGTACAGTGTTAACAGGTACTATATGGCCATAAGAGTTTGCAACTAAAACTACATTAAAAGGTACATAATCTTGATGACCACTACCAACACCTACTATAACGCCAACGGCCCACTTATCTATATTTCCTTTTTCATCAACAGAAAAAGGATACTGAATATAATCGCCTTTTTGGCAGTCTTTTAAAGCTGAATCTTGAGACCAAAAACTTAATTTATCCTCAGTACCATATGCTCGCCACCCTCCTCCTGGATGGCTTTCACTTACGCTCTTTGCACCTAAAGTCCCTGAAACTGAAACAACATTCCCTACTTCCCACTCAACTGGCCAATGCTCAGTTAAAAAACCATCAATTTCACTTAACACTGTCATTTCGCTTCCAGATGTTCGAGTAATATTGGCCACAATAGAATTAACCGAACCTTTAAGCTCAATACCTGAAGTTGATGCAGTAGCGCCTACTTCTCTTGAGGTATAAATATTTTGATGTGCTGGGTGACTAGTAACATTCTCCCCTGGTCCAAATTTCTTATAATCGATATCAACCCCATATTTAGAAATAGGTGTATCACCAATAATAATGTCACTAGACGAAAATTCCACATCACCAACACTGACAGATGTCATTAACAATAAAAACTCGTCATCATCTGAAAAATACCAATGTGGCTCACTAATAATATCAGGGAACGTTTTATGACGACCAAATAACTCTGGGATTATACCCATTAATCTAGGTCTATTACCTTGAGCATTAGCATCATAAATAGGGCTACCTTCTGGTGTAGTTGTTTGAAAATTATCTGGGATTTGATTCATTGCATAAATAGCCATCCCTGCCGAAACCACAGCAACAACCGCCATAATCGCAGTGACAGGATCTTTTGGTTCAGCATACAGCTCTATTAAATCACCATCTTGCCAAACATATTCAGACCAATCTGATGTTGTTAGCTGTCTGCCATTAACTCTATAAGAAAACGGCGGTGTTCCTGAAGCGTAATAACCTTTAATGTTTGCAGACATCCAAGCATTAAGCGTCTGACCAGGTACTACGGGGCAGAAATCTCGCTTAGATAAATCTAACTTATTTGGGTAAACCACCAATATAGTCATGTTCTATATAATACCTCGTAACTAATGCCATTCGCTCAAACTCAGAAAGACGCACCAAGCGGGGTCTTCTTAATTTTCGCCCTGTATGTGCGACTTTCAAACCATTTTCATTGATAACAACGCCAACATGAATCAATGTTTCACCAATGAAATGACAAGCGATAGCGCCATCTATTGGTTCTGTTTGGCAAAATTCAGTAACCACTTGATCGTAACCTTTTGTCATACCTGATTTATCATCCGGTGAGACAGTGCCAAAACTGGCAAGCATTGGAAGGTTGTGATGATAATTACGGACTAGGCGAACAAAACCCCAACAATCCAAGCCACTACCATCGCGACCATGGTCGCAATATGGCACGTTCATCAATTCATTAAGAGTCATTAGGATCCCTGATATTTAAGCCCACGAGCCACTGTTGGTGTATAGCGACGCTTTGGCCATGCTCTATTAACTAGATCATGAAATGAGGCTACAACACTCACCGTTTGAATGTTGTCTTTCTCAGATACGCACGTAAGTACCAAGGGGGGCTGAGCAGGTGATTGCAAGTTAGTGGATAGATAAACTCGGTAAGTGATGATGACCTTGCTCCCATCTTCCATTGCCTTATCAATAAAATGACGAGCCTCGCCCGTCACGTTATCAATCTGGAATTGAAGACTTTGCTTACCTTTCACGCTTTTAGCGGGAAGAGATAAACCAAAAGCCGAGGCTCGAAAAAAAGCAGTACTGCTATCTTCAAGCCCCAACTCTATTCCTTCTTCACTATCCTCTCGAACAGAATAAAACCCGTCAGCAAGGCGAATAACGGAATCCGCATCGCCGCGCTGGTTAGCTTTTTCGTTTTTTATTTCAAGAGTGTGGATTGGGATTTCATAGGCAGGAGCAGAGGCATAATAAACTTCTAGGGCTTTCATTA